GGACGATCTGCCGCCAGATCAGCGTGGAGGTCTGCGGGTTGCCGCCCTGGTCGATCGTCTCGCGGGTGACCTCGACCTTGCCGGACACGGCCACGGGGGTGATGGTCTGCCCGGTCGTGACGAACGCTCCGCCGGTCGGCTCGGTGCCCTCGGTGTGGTCGGCCACCAGACCTGACGCGCTCGAGAACTTCGGGATCGTGAACGGGGTCGCGTCCAGGACGGCCCCCTTCGAGATCGCGGACCAGATCGGGTACGCGTACTCGAGCTGGTCGACGTACAGGTCCGGCCGGTTGGTGGTCGGGCTCAACTCGTTCACGTCGTCCGTGGAGACGTCCGCGAAGCCGATCGCGCCGCGCGGCGCGCCGAACGTCCGCTCGGCGAACCGCTCGAGGCGCTCCTGCTGCTCCGGAGCGTTGCCCTTGGCCTTGGCCCACGCGAACAGGTCCGTCGAGAAGTCGTGCTGCCCCATGTACCCGTCGAACCGGTACATGGGCTGCTCGCGCACGTTCAGCTGGGCGGTTCCGGGCTGCCGCGGGTTCACCACCGCCGGGCCTTCGCCCTGGCCTGCGGCCTGCACGGCGGCCTGCGCCGCCGACGTCGCGGCCTGCTGGACGGTCTGCTGCAGCTGTGCCGCGAACGCGGCCATGTCGAACTGGGCCGGTGCGGTGGTGGTCGGGGCGGACAGGGTCGTCACAGCCGGGGCCGAGCACGGCGTGCCCGCCGCGTGGTCCCCGCCGCACAGCGGACAGCGCATATCGGTTCCTCCATTCCAGGACGCGGCCACGGACGTGAGCCGCGCATCGTCGAACGCGGGAATACTGCACAACGAGATCTCGCGGAGCGTCGCCTTCGAGACGACGTAGGCGCCTTCCTTCTTGTCGTACGTGAGGCCGTCCTCGTGGATCGTCACGCCGATCGAAAGGCCGTCCAGGATCCCGTCGGCCGCGTCCGACAGCGCCTCGTCCCGCGCCTGGCCCTGCCCGACCCTGAACGCCGCCGCGAGGCCCTCATCCGTATCGGTGAGCTCGACCGCCACCCCGAGGGTGGAGCGCGGGTTGTGCTCGAGCAGGAACTTCACCCTGCCCGGCGACGACCACGACAGCGAGCCAGGCAGGAAACGCCACGACGCCCACCCGTTCGTCGCGGTCACGTTGTACGGCACCGCGAGCCCACGGATCGTCCGCTGCTCGGCGTCCACCCGGAAATGCTGCACGTCCGGATCCGCGGCAGCGAACGCGACCCGCACCTCACCCCCACCACCACCGGAGAACGCCAGCTGTCGCAGCGGCGTGACGTTGTTGCGCACGGTCCCCTCCTCGGCGGCCTGGCCGCCCTCGTCTTGCCGCGGCTGCTCGCTCCCGGCCGGAAGCGGGGGCCGGCCCTGCTCCTGCCGGATCTCCTCGCGCGTGATCGTCCCCATTCCCAGGTGGATCTGCTCGACCTCCGCCAGCGTCTTCGGGTCGGCCCGCAGGAACTCGGCCAGGTCAAACCCGACCGCGTAGCCACGCTTCGTGACGTCGTCCATCGACAGCCGGCCCGAGATCGCCTGCATGTAGACCGAAAGGACGTCGTTGATCCTGTCCCTGCGCCGATCTGTCGCGTTCTGGTAGGTCCGGGACGTCGTGGAGATGCCGAGGTCCTCGGGGTCGAGGCCGATCGCGTTCGCGATGTCCAGCGCCGCGCGCTTCTGCAGCTCGGCCAGCTGCAGATCCGCCGGGCTCATCCAGTTGATCTCGTGGTGCTCGAGCGCGGCCGGCACGTAGGCGGGCGCCCTGTCGCGGCGGGCCTCCTGCCAGTCGTCGAGCAGCTTCTCGATCTTGTCGTCGCCCGCGGGGTCGGCTCCTTCCGCGGGGGTGAAGTATTCGAGAGCCTTCGGATCGTCGGCATACCGTTCGGCGGCCTGCTCGAGCTTCGCGGCCCGCCGGATCGCCCGCCGCGCAGCCTTGAGCAGACCCGGCTGAGGCGAGTCGAACCTGATCATGTCCCGGCCGTTGACCGGGCGCCCGTCGACCCACACCACGGACTCGGGGTCAACCCCGGACGGCAGGTGCTGGTCGCGCCACCCCGGCGGCGGGACGAGAGACACCGAGTCGACGTCCAGGCGCTGCGCGCTCGTCGGGAAGTCGTCCCACCCCCGGGCCAGGACCCGCCACCACGAGATGCCGTCGAAGAGCAGGTCCTCGACCGTCTGCGCGACCGTGACCAGGTTCGGGACGTGCGGGTCGATCTGCCGCAGCAGCGGGTGTGGTGTCCGGACGTTGCTCGCGTCGGTCTGGACCAGCGGCAGCGTCGCAATCGAGCAGATCAGGTTCCGCCCGCGCAGCACCGCCGGGATCTGCAGGGCGAGTTCACGGGTCGGGACCGGTCCGAGGGTCTGCAGCGCCACCCCGGACGCCCGGATCACGTCATCGACAGGCGTCGGGGCGGCCGAGAACGGCTCGACGGGCGTGGAGCGGGCAGCACGGAGGATGAACCGCCACCGATCCCGCCAACCCACGCGCGAACAGTACCTGACGCACTTGTAGGAAACCCATAACGCGACCCGCGAAACCCTCAGGTCACAGCCACACCAAGACCATCACCACTGTAGAAACCCCACAACAGCCGCACGTCACCCCCGCCGCGCAGCCCGCACAATCCGCGGCACCCCCACCGGCGCCGGCAACGACCGCGCCAGATGCACCGCACCAGCCGCCGCATACACCGCGTCCACATGCAGCGGCCCACGCCGCGCGAACACCCACCGATCCATGATCATCCGCTTGCCCGCGCCCCGCACCTGCGCCATCAACAGCGGATCCCCCGCATGCACCACCCCGCCACCGGTCGCCATCCGCTCCAGGCCCATGCACGCCGCCGTCGCGTCATCCCGGATCGCCTCCACGACCACACCCCGCGGCGGCCACCCCTCCCGCTTCGCGAGCCCACTCGCCACCGACGCCGCCGGCCCGCCCGGGAACCACCCCAACACCTGCGGCCGGACCTTCGCCACGAGACCAGGCAGCTCGTCGAGCATCCTCGACCCGCAGCCCGGCCCGTCCCACGCCTTCACCGGCTCGACCCGCACCCGCCCATCCGGCACCACCGCCGCCGCACACAGCGTCGCGTGCAGCCCGTCCGGCGACACGTCGATACACGCCGCGACCCGGGCCCGAACGTCGTCCAGCGACCCGGGCTCGCACCGCGCCGCCCACGCCTCCGGGTCGATCGCCGTCTCCAGGATCAGCACGCCCTGACACATGATCTCCGTCCTGAACCCGGCGAGCTTCTTCCCGCCGGCCCGGACCGCGGCGGCCGCGTCGGCGAGCAGCGTCCCCGGGTCGATCCGGTGGCCGAGGTTCGGGTTGCTCTGGGCCAGCGCCTCGAGGTCCTCGGGGTCGGCGTCCGGCGGGTTCGTCCACAGGAACGCCCCGAACCGCGGGTCACCCTCACCCGTCGCGATGAAGTGCTCACCGTCGCCGACGAGATCGTTCAGCACGACCGCGTCGGCCGCACCCATGTTGCTGATCGCGAACACCTGCGCGTCACGGATCGCGTTCGTCGTCGGCACCGCCGCATCCCACGCGCTGTAGTCCTTGTGCTGCCTCAGCTCGTCGAGGATCAGCCGGTCGAGCGCCAGGGACCGGCCGGTGTCCTCATTCGTCGGCCCGATCAGGTACCGCGACCCATCCGCGGTCGTGAGCTCGATTCCGCCGTTCACCGTCCGCACACCACCCGACCGATCGGACGGCATGTACCGGGCCAACTGCGGGTACGACCGCGCCGCCGCGGCGACCAGCGACCACGGCTCCTTCGCCGTCTCGATCTTCGTCGACGTGCCGAACAACAGCGGATACCGGCGCACGAACAACCACCACAGCGACAGCACCACGAGCAGCGTCGTCTTGCCGTTCTGCCGCCCGACGACGATCAACACCTTGCGGAACCGCGGCGTCCCATCCGGCAACAACTCGCCGGCGTGGATCGCGGCCCACCGCTGCCACGGATCCAGACGCCCCGAGAACCGCACCCGCTTGCTGCCGAGCTGCACCCACCGTGGCGCCAGCGACTCTCCGAACTCGACCACATCGAACCCGTAGCTGGTCTCGGGCGACAAGGCGCACCCGCACCCGCACGGCCCCGGCGGGCCCTCCACCAACGGCGGCGTCCACAGCCGCGGCGTGACGCTACCGAGGATCGGCGTAGCGGCCCCGCTGCTCAGCCACGACGTCACGGCCGACACTCGCCACACCCCCCCGGGCAGGCTCCTCCGTGCCCCCAGCTGGCGGCCGCGCAGCCACCCGAGACGCCGGCGTCATCTGCAACGCCGTCAACACCGCCAACAGCCGCGGCGTCAGCTTCTCCACAACCGCCGCCGACTCCGCATCGTCAATCTCAGCCGCGAGCCGACGCGCCAACGCCACCGTCGCGGCGTCCTCCACCCCGACAGGCCGCTCGCGCAGTGCCTTCGCGAGCGACGTCGCCAACTTCGGCGTCCGCGCGGCCACTACCGACCAACCCCCGCAACCCGCGCAGGACCGCCCCGGCGAACCATGGTCATCACTGGCACCTCTCGATCAAGCCGGGGGGAGAGAGACGAACAG